TCTTTAAATGTGGATACATCTGACTGACATATAGTGCCACACTACCCCCACCTAAAAATGGTTCTCTATACTCAGTATAATCCCTAAGATTAGGAAAGTATATACCCATCTTAGTAACTGCTCTAGACTTACCACCAGGATATCTTAAAGGTGTCTTCAATCCTTTCTTCATAATTAATACTCCCTATGTTCTTCCATATAATGATCCCTTAATGTACCACTCATTAAAGTTTCACTAATCTCACCATTTGGTGTAGTAATTGTAGGTTCTACATGATCATTTTTCTCACCAAATTTCCTTTTAGGTAATGTTGCTTCCCATTCAGCAATCATTATCTCCAACTCTTTAATCCTTTCTCTAGCTTGTGCTATTTTATCTTTAGTGTTCATTTGAATTGACCCTCAACTAATTTAAGTAATAGTTTTTTTATTTTGGGTTCACTATTTTCTGCTACTTCCAACATATATTCCTTTCTTTTCTCATTATATGCTTCATGAGCTTCATCCTCAGTATTAAAATATCCTACATGATAATGTTTTCCATATTTACGTATCTTAACCCTATATTTATTTCGTACTTTATAAGGATCATATGAAACTCCTACTTTATATTTTCCAACTGTTGGCACATTAATAAATGAATTAATAAGAGGTGGTATAAACATACAAGTATCAGGACCATAAACTTTATTTCCCAAAACTTTCAAGTCTTTATCCAAGTCCTTCCCTTTCCAATCTTGAGTTTGCATCCATGCTTTAAAATTAGAAAATGTATGCCACTCATCAACTACATAACATCCAATATAAGTACGATGTCTTTCCTGAAAGACTTTATCATAACACCTACCAATCATATGTTTCCATGTCGCATAAAAAGGACACATAACCCTTTTACCATTAATAGTAGGATAAACTACATAATCAGCATCATTTATACCAACTCCACATAGTAAATTACTTTTCATTTGAATTTACACTCCACCATAATTTCAGTAAGACATGCAAGCATGTTTATTTCCTGATCTGCGACGAAAGCAATCTGGTACTGATACTTAGCAATAATAAGAACAGCAGCAGGAATGGAAGAAGGAACCAAGGAATCTGAAAGAGAATCGTAAATCCTACGTAATAAAACAGAAGAATCATTGTCCAAGTTATTGACACACCATTTACGTACTTCCGTAAAATTCTTTTCTTTGAGGTTTTTAATAAGATCATTTACACTAACGTCTGAAAAAGTAGCAAGAATACCACTATCTATTTTACCACCAACAGAATATCTTTGGCATTCATTTAATATCCTTCTCCAATCAGGAAAGTGATTATTAATTAATTCTGCTAAAACTTTCTTATCTGCTTCTACTCTTTCTTGTTCCAGAATTGAGTTAAGACGTTTGAAAAAGCATGTTGCGATATCTGCTTTTTGCTTTCCTTTGATTCCAAATTCGATAA